ACGCGATCCGAAATACGTCGGCATTCTCGAGCTGGCCACCGTATCCGCCTTGCTCAAGAATGCCGGCGTATTTCGGATCGCGTAACAGCGTAGAGAAGTCTGGCGTACCGCGAACCGCTTCTGGCGTCAGTAGGCCGCGCTGCAGGATCTCTCGAGCGGGTAGCCCGGTTCTAGCCTGCATCTCATAAAGAGGCATGAATACAGACCAGGTAGTTTCCTGGGCTTCAGACGGCAGAATGTTGGCCATCTGGCCAGCCTCACGCATCCGAGCACTGGTTGCCATATAGCCTGGCGTCAGGCCAGGATCGCCGCGGGCAATCTGGATCGCTGTCGGACTACCACTGAATAGATCTTGCCGCACCCCTAAGCCACTGGCCATCCAGGCATCATTGGTGACCTTGTATACGTCATCGGCAAGATTGCGATAGAACGAATCAACCTTTGGCCCTGACAGCGTAACCTTGGTTGGGTCAGCCGCACTGAGAGAGCGCACGGCGTTGTTGACCCAGGCATCAAGCACCGATTGCTCACCCTTCGAGCCGGCAACCGATCTACCCATAATCTCTTTGATTCTGGTTGGATCGGTTGGTCGCCCCGCTCCAGTCCAGTTCTTCCAGACATTCAACGTATTGAGAAGGTTCATCTCAACCGATGTCTGAGGAGACAACGATGCTAGCAGTGACGCAAACCGCGGCGCGTCATCCCCAAATACGTCGATTAGCGCCTGGGTGCTAGCCCGATACCAGCCCCGTTTGGGTTCGCCAGCCTTGGCTACGCTTGATACTTGGTGAGTCTGCGGCAGAATCTGTAACAGGCGATCGACCTCTGCTACACCGTCGCCTGATTGAATAATTTTTGAGACTTCCTGCGGCGTCATAAAGGTAGACGCTTCACCGAACCGCGGGTATTGCTTTTTCAGTTGCTCAAGCTTGTCTAGCTGCTCAGGCGTTAACGTTTCCATTTGAGCCTGGCGCAATTCAGCACCAGTCTGGCCTCGCACCGGTTCTTTCGCTGGCCTTAACGCGCCAAATAATTCTCGAGCCTTTTCTACGCCGGTTTTAATTGCCGCTTTAACAGGCTCTTTTGCGCTACCGCCCTTACTGAAGTTTTGCTCTGGCTTTAATTCCCCGCCCAGAAGCGCTTTAACGCGGTTACGCAATGCTTCGACATCACCGCCTTCTGCGTACCGCTGTTCCCTGGATTTCATATCATCTTTCTCCGCGGAGAATCGTTTTGCACGGCGTACCGCTCGAGATAAGCCAGCCGCAGCCGGAACAAGGCCAAGTAAGCCAAAGGTGCCCTCAACCCCTGCCCCAATGATATCCCCGCGCTCTCCAGCCTCACCTGCCCGTTCCAAGCCTCGGATCGCTTCCTGTGTGTAAATGGGGAGCATGGCTGTGGCGGCAATGGGATTAACTGACGCAGCAATATCCGCCGCGCCAAAATTCAATGGCAAATTACTATTCGGACCGCCTATGAGGGTTTGCGCTCTTTTACGGGCCTTATACCGATCCGCGCCCATTGATTCAAAAGACGACTGCAGCTTTTCAGCTAGCATTTCCCTAATGGTCGGATCGTAAGGCTTAAGCTCGTCTGGCATAAGCTCACCTTAAGTTTGCCAAATCATACTCGCCGTTACTGCTCGCGTCTATTTTATACAGTCGGTTGCGGCTACACAGCATATGGATTGACCCGGCGCTGCCTACCGGTGTCTGCGTAATCATCCTCGTCCCAGTCGTCCTGCGGCGGCGGATCGATCTCGAGCCAACCGCCATCCCGCAAGTATCTCAGCGCCTGGGTGCAGGCATCCACGAAGTCGTCATGCGTCGATTCGGGGAAACTGCAGATCTGGCTGACGAACCCCTCGGCCCAGTCCTTGACGTAACCCTTCCGGCGATCGGACTCGGGCACCCACACCCGTCCGCGGGCGATGATATTCGAGACAATGTTAAGTCGCTGGGTCTTGTCGGCATTCCCTGGGTTGTACGCCCGAACCGGTAGGTGCGCCCGTTGCAGGTCTTGGATCAGGCTGATACCGGCCGACTTATCTTCCACCAGGATAAGGTCCACCCGTTTCCGGTTCTTGCCCTCCCCGAATACAGTTTCGTACTCCTCGATCACCTTTGGTCGGAGATCCGGGTACTGCAGCCGCTCCTGCCAGCAGTCGATCACCATTGCCGACATCGGGCCATCAACCGGCTTGAAGACGCCAAAAGTTATTGCCGCAGTGGGATCGCTCGCTGTCTTATCTGTATTAGCACAGTCGTAGCTCTGAATGATGTACTCGAACCTGGGGAACTCCCGGCCAGAGGGCCAGAGGCGGAACCATTCCCGCTTGACGATGCCGCCCTCCTCGGGGTCGATAATCTCTGCGTATATTTCTTGCTTGCCTAGCCTTGTGCCCTCATATGCCAGGATCTGGCGCTTGAAGTTCTCACTGAGGTTGTCGATGTTGGCGTAGGTGCTGGCGGTGGTTAGCGCAACATCCTCGCCCTCTCTACCCATCAGCTCGAGGATCAGGTCTTTGGGTCGCGGGGTGGTCGTGCAGATCAGGCGGGTCTTTTTGCCTAAGCGCATACCGAACTGCATCATGTCCCAGGCGTCTTGGATGTACTCCCATGCTGCAAGCTCGTCGCACCATCCTCCGTGGAACTGGGGACCGCGGAACCGCTCCGGCTCACTAGCTGGAATGCCTTTGATCAGACTACCGTTGATCAGTCGCAGCTCATGTAGGGCTTTGTTGTAGTCTTCGATGAGCGGCGCAGGGATAACCGATACCAGGCCGGAGTCGCCCTCGAAGCACGTTCCCCGAACGTCTGCGGATGTCGGAGCGGCCACCAGCCAGCGGGTGCCAGGGTTCTCCCACGCCCACCAGCCGATCTGCTCTGCAGCCGTCCGAGTCTTCCCGGCACCGCGTCCAGCGAGCATCAGCCAGATTGACCAGTCACCAGGCGGTAGGATTTGGTGCGGTAGCGCCTGCTGCAGCCAGGTGAGGCGCCATGCCATCGCTAACCGCTTTTCCGGCGGTAGCGCCCTAAACGCCGCCTGGATCTCCGGATCTGCGAGATCAGCGAGACTCAATCTGTCGGCTCAACTCTACGTTCTTCAGGAGAGCGGCAAGCATCTTTTCAGCCTGGGACTCCGCCTCGATCTTGATCGGTGCTTCTGCGTCCCCGGCCAGAGTGGTCCTGTCGCCGTACCGCTTAGGGTTCCACTTCGCTAGCAGCTTGAGGGTAATCTCCGCTCTGGCCTTGACCAACTGAACGTACCCAGGGTCAATCTTGTTGCCGCCCTCAGACATAATGCGCTCAGGCTCGTCGTACATTTCCATGTACGCCCGTTCAGCCATTGCATCCTGTCCGGTTTCTCGTGCGCGTGCGATGGCTGAGGAAAGCCCGACGCCTCCGCCAGAAGCCACAGCCTGATCGTCCCTATACATCCAGTCATAGACAGTACGCCATACTGGGAACCCTTCTCTCCTGCATATTTCTCTCAGTGGGACGCCTTCACTGAGCAGTTCGCACATCTGTTGGGCGATCTCTGGAGTGTACTTACTGGGCCTACCGGTCTGTTTGGGTTGTAGGCCGACTGGCGTATCAACGGGTTGCTTTTGCGCCTTGGCGGGCTTTTTGGTACGCGGGGTTTCTGCCTGGGGCATATTCCTCTCCGGGTGATGTTTTGGAGAGTGTACCGCAACTGTAACTTTAGAAACAACGAAGGGGCCGTAGCCCCGTTGTGGATGTTAGAGAACGATGTCCCATGATTCAGCAAAATAGTCCTGGATCTCGGACTCGATGCGTTCAACATCGTCGTCACCGACCTTGCGCTGCAACCAGGGAGCTGGGCGGCCGCGGCGATCAAGAACTTCCCAGTCGGACTCGGTGTAACCGGCGTAGTCCCAATCGCTGGCTGCGTTGCGGCTGTACGACCCCCGCACGCACTCGTAGTTGACGACGCCGATGATGCAGGGGATGCCTGCTACGCGGGTTTCGATCTCTGCTATGAAGTGTGTCATTCTCTGTTCCTTCGCTGTTGGGCGCTGTGCAGCGCATGAGTAGAACTATAAACCAATTTGGTTGGGGTGTGTAAAAAAATATTTCTATCGGCTGACCTGGCCCCATAGGTTTTGCCTAAAGGTCATAGGTGAGCTAGCAGCAGGAGTAGTACAGCAAAACTGACAGCTCCGAGGATGTCGTCAGCTTTCATGTGTTCTTCTCCTTTAGCGTTGCTTCGAGGTAGCGAGCAAACTGTTGACACCAATCGTCCGGGTCGGTGTTCCAATCGTTTGGGGTTTCGTACTCGACATGGCAAAACCCCTCATGTACTTCCTCATCCGTCAGCCCGACCCATTCTCGCGGTTCCGTGTACAGAGGCACCGTATGCGGCGGGTCTGGCATCGGCACAAAGCAATCAGGCCAGCCGTGGATGCGCTCGTCAACGTAGGCGACAGGCTTCCCAGGAGCCGCTTGCTCAAGCGAGAACGCCTGCCCCATCTGCTCGGCTGTATATGTGGTGATCGACCCATCAGGCCACTTGACCCATGCTCCGCCGTCAATAGATGTCGTATAGACCCGGCACAGTTCGTCGCTTTCCATGCACCGGACATAGGTGCCGCGCCTATACCTCGGCTTCTCAGCCTGCTCGATGGCAGCGCGGAGGTTGTCCATCGCTGCGTCGATCTCACCCGGCAAAGAGATAGCGTTCTCACCGATGCTGAGTTGGTTGATTTGCTCTAACACCTCCAGCGCCTGTCGCATGACCTCGATGCTCATCTCCGCCTCCACAAAAACCCCAACGTCAGACCATCAACGAAGTTTTGTTTGAACCGCGTCTCAGGTGCCCATGCGACGTAGCCAGTAAGAATGCCGACTGCGTAGCCGATGAAGAACACTTCTGTCATTTCTCCTCCGTTCGGATCATGTATTTCGGTGTGAACTCGATAGATTTAATCTCAACAATCTGCTCATCTTCAAGTTCAACAACCAACGTATCGCCTTTTATTTCTTTGATGAGGCAATAGATGGCAGGCCAGCCAAACCAACCTGTGTAGCCGATTTTCATTTCTCACCTCGTGCTCGGATAGCTGCTGCAATGTATTTCGGATGCTGCACATTCATGCCTGCAACCATCTCGGCACACGCCTCTCGTTCTCTTGCTACCGCCCTCCTAGTCGCAACACACGCAGGACGCTGGCACTCAGCGTGGCAGGTGTGGATGCTGTCGTAGGACAGATGCTGTTCGATGAGGTTGGCGAAGCGTACACAGTCATCTGTGATTTCTTCCTCTACTTCGTTTATGTGTTTGCTCGCACTTTTGCCAGTGCCCAGCAACCCAGCCTCGCGCGCCATGCGGATGATGTCGTCTCGGTTCATCACATCTCCCGTATCATCTGAGCTAGCAGGTTGGGGTTTGTGAAGTCTGCGTTCTCAACGAACCGCGCGCACTCTTCTCTTTGGTCTTTCCTTCCTTTCTCATAAGCCTCTTTCCAATATTTTTCTAAACCTGAAGCATTGAAGATCCAACCTGCGGCCATTTTGCTGTGCCGTTCAGCGCGATTGAGGATTTCGTCTCGGGTCATTTTCTATTCTCTTGTTCCTTCTGAACTTGTATTTGCGACCTCACCAACCGCGCTTCCGCAGCGATCTTGTTGCACAAATCTATCGCCCCTTCAAAATCATTGTGCAACATCGCGTCGTACACGTCCTTCACCATCCGCTGCAGCTCGGTGATACCTTCAGAATAGTCAATCATCGTTGTCATCCATTAACGCCAAAAAATCTTGATCTTTGATTGCCACCCAGGCTTTGTAGTTCATGCGAAAGTAACGGCGCTGAATGTCTTTGTAAGCTCCGTCACGGATTGATTTCTCGCTGAACATCAAATCCATTAGACGTTTTCGGAATGACCCGGCGTCAAAATCCAACCACGCCGCATATTCGTTCAACCCAGAAAACCGCTCGTCGAACAGGAACCGCATGGCTGTGAACGCATCCATGTGAATCGGCATAAGATCAATTTTTTTCCAATCGCGTTTCGGTGGCTGCGTACAAGCGTCGTTGATGGCCACGCTGATTACCGACGCCAACAAACTGCGACACGCCGTTGTCTGATGCGCCTCATCACCACGGTCAACATTGAACTGCCTCATTTGTTCTCTCCTACGTTTTTCTTTCTGCTGATCCCCGCCAACGACAGTCTGAGCACCCGTTGCAACTTCCGGCTGGAACCGCGGCGACGTTGACCAGAGTCTTCGATCAGACCCTTGTCTAAAAGCGACGAAAACCGACCTGTAATCGACGAATAGGGCATACCTGGTATCAACCCCCTAACTTCATCGCTAATGCAGCCTGCAGGGCCGTAGGATGCGATTGCGTCCAGCACCAGGTTTTCCAGCCGGTTGACGTTAACGGTAGCCGCGGCAAGCTTGCTCGTGTCCGGGCTGTCGTGCCTTGCCAAAGCTCTCGTGCTGTCAAGATGGTCAGTGATGGTTTTGATCACAGACTGCAGCTCCTGCGCTGTAAACAGATCCGCGGGTTGTATCGCCCGCAGATCCGCCAGCACTTTTCGTAATACCGCGCGGCTCATTGCACGATCGCTTGTGCGCGGATGATGCTCGCGTAGTTCAAACCGCGCGCCTCGAGCTGCTCATTGATCACCTTCCAAACCAACGTCGCCTTGTCGGCCTCGGGTCCCGTCAGAGCGGGAAGGTTTGCAGCGGCGTACAGGGCATCAATCACGCCGGCTACGATTTTCTGTTCTTCGCTGTTCATTTCGCTGTCCTTCGCTATTAGGTGGATCTGTTGCAAGACTAGGCTTTGTTGCCTAATTAGTGTATTGGGGGAAACCCTAGTTCTTGATTAGCTTGTTGATGGCATCAACAAAACTTTGCGCCTCAGCCAAGTCAGAAAATTCTATTTCGTTCGCGTGGCCGGTGGTGTCGCAAACAATCATCGCAAATAGCGTCGGCTTTCCGTCGTAACGGCTGTTCCGGCTCGAGGCAATTTTGAGGTGTTTAACGGTTTCGATCAGCAACATGGCGTTCTCCTGGCGGGGGCCGTAGCCCCCGGTTGGTTTACTTGGCTTCGCACTTGACGGTGTAACGCGCCGAGGTCTTGGTGTGCTTCGCAATCAGCTTCGCGGGGATTGCAAGCTCCTTGCTGATCGCTTTCCAGTCAACCGTGCTGACGTTGGACTCAACGTAGAGAACCTGGAACTGCTCGCCGTCCCAAACCTTCTGGCCAGTCAGGCTGGCCTCATCCTTGATCGCGTCCTTGATCTTCTTGGCGCGGGCCTCGAGATCAGCGATCTCTTTGAGCAGGGAACCGAGGGTGTCTACGTCGTTGGTGAGGGTGGTGTTCATTCGCTTTTCCTTCGCTGTTGTCGCAGTCGGTGACTGCATAGGTGTTATTTAACTACAAATTTGATGTCCTGTGGGAAAAAATTTTTTAATCGGGGTGCCAGGGGTCCATAGGTTTTCTCTATTTCGTCTACGGTGTCCTGCAGCAACTCCATCTCACCGTAGCCCCAATGCTTTGGAAATCCCTTCGTACCGAGGCCATGAAGGCCCGTATTGCCCCTGTGGTGCTCGGGGCATAGTGGGATGACACTCCAGTTGTTTGCGCGCCTCCCAGCCCCTGTTCCGGCCCTCAGATGATGGATCTCAGCCGGGGTGC